GGTGAGATTGACGTTCTAAAGAACGAAGTCAAGGATAAGGATCTTCAGTCTTTGATGCTTGGAGTGCTGAGCGAAGGTGAAGACGAAGCGGCAATCGACCCAAAATCCTAAGCGCGGAGCTTCGTAAAGACAATTGGCTTATGCTGCAATTTGGCGTTGCCAAAGAGCTTGGCATGAGCTTGTCAGAGGTTCGCGCCACAATGACACCAGAAGAGCTGCTCGGTTGGAGCGCCTACTTCAGCGTGATCAATGACGAGCAGCAGAAGGAAATGGATAAGGCACGGCGTAGGCGTTAAGCTGTATAAATCACGTAGTCGGCACAGTGGCAGCAAACCGTTATAGCGCCATTCTCGACATCGCGCTTAGTGGCAAAAGTGCCAGAGAAGTAACAGAGATTCTGAGGAAGACAGAGGATATTCGTGATGTTCTTCAGAGTATTAGTAAAACTCCAATTGCTCTTGATGACGGCAGAAGGGCAAACGATACATATAAGCAATTAGCAAAGAGTGTAAATGATTTTGCTCGCGGGATTGCTAATGGAAAGAAGCAGCTAGCAGCTACAGAGGTAGGACTGCAAAGGCAAGCTAATGCTTTATCTAGGGTTGGTGCGCAAGCCAAGATTGGTGGTGCGCTCTATAAAAACGCAATTGAAGGCCAAGTAAAAGCAGAGCAAAAACTAAGGATTGCCCAGCTAGATCGGCTTAAAACAGAGCAAAACTTGTTTGCTCGTGGTAAAGGAGCTTTTAACGAGTCTTTTAAAGGCGTACCCGAACTAATTAAACTCGGCCCAAAGGTAAGCAACACAACAGCTTCTTTGGAGCTTTACAGGGACGAATTATCTAGAACTCTAAGTGTTGTAGATATTAGCTCAAACGAGTTTCGCGCTCTTGAGAATGCTATAGCGGGGGTTAATAGCCGCTTAAACGAAGCAAGTTTGACTGGCCAAACTTCAAAAATTAAAGCTGCTGCAGGCCCTGCGACAGATTTATCAAGTTTGTCCGCGTTTAAAAAGCGTGAAACGTTCCAAAAAAACACAACTCGTGAGCTTACCAGGCAAGCAGGTGTTGAAGACAGGATTGCTAATTCCCAGCTTTCTCAAGTACAGAAAAAAGAATTACTTAAGCGGCTTGGAGAAGCCACTAATGCTTTAGCAGAGAACGACTTAACGCTTGCAAGACAGCTATCTACAGAAGTAGACAAATACAGACAGTCCCTGGAACGGAATAAAAAAGGCGGCACTACAAGAGCAGGAGAGTTTTCTCCTTTAACCGCGCCCAAGCGAGCAACAAATATTTTTAAGTCTACCGAACTAGCGGTAGAAAAAATAAATACTTTGGAAGCTAAAGGAACTGATGTAACTAGCTTAAGAGCAAAAGCTCAACAACTTTTGAACAAGTTTAGAAATAATGAAGTAGAGCTTAGTCTTAAATCTCTAAATTTAGCTGACGATGAACTGCTTGCTATTAGGCAAGAGTTAAAGCTAGAAAACCAAATACTACAAACAAAAAAGCAACAAGACAAAGAAGCAGATAAAACAACTAAAGGTAAGAAAGGTAAGAAAGGTAGTAACCGTGGTCTGGGTGCTTTGACCGGTGGTTTAACGGGTTTGGGATTCCCCTTACTAATGGGTGGACCTTCTTTTAGCGCCTTAGGTGGTGGAATAGGTGGTGCGGTTGGCGGGATGTTTAGTACAAGTGCAGGTCTTGCTGGCGGAATAATCGCGTCTGCTCTTGGTGCGGCTGTTGATAGTTTTGTTCAAAAAGCACAAAGTCTTTCTGCAGCTCTTCGTAGTCCTACGGAGAATATGGAAGAACTTATCAAAGTTCTCAGCATTACCGGTACAGAGTCTGCAGGTCTTATAAGCGATTTAAAAAAATTAGGCGCAGCTGAAATTGCTGCTTCAGTGGCGACGAACGAATTAAATGCACGTTTAGAGCAACTCGGGATTAATCCTGAAAGGTTTAAAGAACAATCTAAGGTCATAACTAATGCTTTAGCGGATTTAGGTCTTGCTATGGCAGCGCTAGGCCAGAAGTTGCTGCCTTTTATTGTTGCTGCAACTAACGGAGCACGAGCGTTTGCTGGGGGCAAGAATTTTGGTCCGTCTAGAGAGTTTAAAAAACAATCTAAGGCCCCAACTAATGCTTTTTCGGACTTAGCGGCAGTTTCAGGCGCTGCTGGAGCGGCAAGGACTGCAACTGCAGGTGCTTTTGCCAACGTAAAAGAAGAAGCAGCAAAAAATATACTGATTAAACAGCGTTTAGACACTGAAAATGATATTGTTCGGGCTAAACAAAAAGATTTAAGCATAGACAAACTGCAACGTGCGACGCTTGAAGGCAATTTAAAAATAAGAAAAAAATCTAGAGAGCTAGGAACTTTACAGGCTCGTGCAAATTTTGAACAAAATGAAAATCTAAAAAGACAACTTAACTTAGAGTTACAGATCCTTGGATTGCAGTTAAGGCAATTACAGGTGCAAAAAGCCAACAACGAAGCACGCGCCGCACAATCTATAGAATTTGAAGTGTTAGGCAACCAACAAAAGAATTTTGTAAAAGAACAGAAAAACTATTTGCAAGACTTAAAAAATCTAGGGAAAGACGTTAATTTTATAGGGACACTTGCTCCGGGTGCTGAGACAAATCCAGCCATAGCAGATAGGCGTATGGATCTGTATCACGACCAACGAGATGCACTAAAAGAACTAAAGTTTGCTCAAAATAAATTTTTTGACGAGGAGGTAAGGCAAGTTAAAGAGATGTTTAATCTAACAAAGAATCAAAGAATACAAAAGATAACCGGCATTAACTTAGAGCGAGAAGCGAAATTAAGTCAAATTAATGCTGAAATGCGCTTAACCGAGATTCAAGCGACTAGATTGTTCAACCAACGCAAAATTGTAGAGGCAAGTGTAAAGGCGAGCTTTGTGCTAAAAGAGCAAGAGTTGGCAATGGCAAAGTTAACTTCGCCTCTTGCAATGTTTGATAACTTTAACGCAGACAATCTATTCCAAGGTTTTGGATTTTTTACAGAAAGTGTAAATTTAGCAGATGAAAAAATGCTGCAGTTTAACCAAACAATGCAGAATTTTGATACGCAATTACAGGGGCTTAAAGATCTTAGAGTTCCTGGCATAGAAGCAGCAGAGACGGAAAGACTAGATAATCAAATAAAACAACTTACAGGATTACGTGACGCTTACGCTGCACTACAGCCAGCAATAAATCAAACGGCTATTGCACAAGCTCGATTCAACGATGCTTTTAATTTAGTAAACCCCATAATACAAAATGCAGTACAAAATTTAACTGAATTAGCTAAAGGAACTATTACTGCTAAAGAAGCATTTGCTAGTATGCTTAACAGCATAGGGCAAACTTTAGCGCAAAGAGGTGCAGAAATGATTGCTACTTACATTGCGATCGGCATTGCGAAGGCATTTGCCGGGATGAGTGGTGGCGGTGCCTCTTCTGCAGATCTACAGGTAATGGACGTTCCAACTGCTCAAGCAGACGCTATTGCAGGGGGTGGTTCTGTTGCTTGGAACACAGACATGCCTATAAACGCAGGCGTAATTAAAAGAGCAAACGGTGGCTCTGCCAGAGGCGGCCAGCCTTACATGGTTGGAGAACGTGGCCCAGAGCTATTCGTCCCAGGGCAATCAGGCGGTGTAATGCGTAATGAGGACATGCGCTCCCTTATGGGTCGTTCTCCTGCTTCAGGAGGCGCACCATCCATGAACTTCAGCTTCGAGACAACCAGTATTGGTGGAACGGAATACGTCAGTCGTGAGCAGCTTGAACAGGCAATGGCAGCTACTCGTAAGCAAGCGTCTAATGACGGAGCAAAACGAGGTATGAGCATGACCTTAGATAAGATGCAGAATAGTCCTAGGACTAGAACCCGGATTGGTCTTCGCTAATGGCAGCAAAATTTCCAAACATAACTCCGTCGTCAAGAAGCCTGACGATGGGCGATCTGCCTAGCAAGGTTTACAGAGCAATGTCTGGTGCGACAGTACGTCGTGCTTTCGGTAATAAAAAGACTGGATATGTGATGAAATTACAGTTTAAAAATCTTGGTGATGATGTCTCAGTACGCGGCGGGACTGAAAAAACAGTTAAAGAAATTTTAGATCACTATTGCGAAGTTAACGGAACTTTTGATACTTTCAATCTAGGCCGAGGGTTGCTTAAGGGAATGGGAACCGATTCTGCAAATTATTTTGCAGGAACTGCAACGCAAAGCCCAGAAGTAAGTTGGCGCTACGCTAAACCGCCTGAGGTACAAAGTGTTAAAACAGGACTTAGCAATGTTTCCGTTGAACTTATTGGGGAGATTGACGCGTAATGGCTGAAAATCAAATCCGAATCTGCCAATTTATTAAACTTGAAACTAGCGACGGTAAAGTTTACTATTATCAAAATTATTTTGTAGGGCAGCGTGTAGTCCTTGGCGGCCCTCTTTATAGCTTTGTCCCTTTTGAGATTGACGGTGGTGTGTCTAGTTTGAATGCCGACAACCAACAAGTGACACTTCGATTACCTGCTTCCCAATACGCAGTTCGTCTTGTAGAGCTAGGTGACGGCAACAGGCTTAGCAAGTTGGCTGTTAAGACGCGATTTATCAATGCAGATGGACGTGTAAAACTTGGCGGTTTTGACGAATACTACGTTGGTATTGGAGCGTCCTTTAGTGACGACACAATCGAGTTGCGTTTTAGATCTGCCCTAGACGGTGTTGCTGCAGGCTTTCCAGCTCGTACTTTGACAGAAGAAAACGTAGGCATCTTGCCTCTTGAGTCAACGTTGTCATTGCGATGAATGACTTAATTGGATTGGAGTATTGCTGGGGCGCACACCCGGCAGACGGAAGAAATAAGACGGATTGCTTCCAATTGCTTTGTGAAATCCGTTCACGGCTTGGGCTATCGGACTACAAAGAGCAGTTTTGTTGGGTGTACTGGCTGTACTCAGCCGAAACGCTTAGGCCAAGTCAGATGGCTCGCTGGTTACTTCAGAGCGGGAAGCGGCTTAAGATACCAAAAGTTGGTGCTGCTGCTTTGCTTGCTGGTACAGACAACGCTGCGCTTGGAACGGTAACGG